TTTTTTAAAAATCCTTGGACAACTTTCACCAGAAGTTAATAAACGTGATGGTAAGTATGTCGAAGGTGCAGAGCCAGGTATGATATATAATTCAGTATCTGGAGATCTGTATGATGGAGTGAAAGGTATTGATGTAATTCCATGCTTTTATAAGTTGGAGTACATTGAATGGAAAGATAGAGGAGAGGGACCGGGTGCACCAGTTGCCATTTATGATTCTTCTTCAGATATCATGTCCAAAACAAAACCTGATGCAAACTATAAAGATAGATTACCTAATGGTAATTATATTGAAAAGACTGCATCTCACTTTGTTATAGTATCGGGAGATAGTCCATCGACAGCATTGATTTCTATGAAGTCTACTCAATTAAAAATTAGTAGGAAATGGAACTCTATGATGTCTGGTATTAAGATGAAGGGTGCAAACGGAATGTTTACACCGGCATCTTTCAGCCATATTTACAAACTAAAAACAACCCAAATGCAGAATGATAAAGGCACTTGGTTTGGTTGGGAAGTAAATAAAGTGGGCCCAGTAACTGACAAAGGTCTTTACGATCAAGCTAAAAGTTTTAGTGAAAGCATTTCAAAAGGAAGTGTGAAGGCTAAACATGGCGAAGATAAACCAAAGGACCAAAGTAGCATTATATAATTCTCTTTGAGAATAGTGCACAGTGTGGGCCAGGAAGGAGACTGAGTGGCCCACATAAACAGTTATGGAACGATACATAGAATTTTTTAATGGTTATAGACATGCTTATGGTGTAGCTGACTTTAATCATCAAGACTCTTATATAGATTCTGCAACAGGTAAAAAGAAACCTGTATATAGATGGAACTTTGAAGAACTTACTGATGAGATATACAAACAGCACATTGAAGGCAAACTATCAATAGGAATACAACCATGCACAGAAAATGCATTGGTTAAGTTTGGAGTCATAGACATTGATCCAAAGGACTACGAAGACTTTAACAAAAAAGATTATATAGATATCATACAACAATACGAATTACCTTTACTGCCAGTAGAATCTAAAAGCGGTGGTCTACATTTATTTTTGTTTATGGATACATTTACAGATTCTAAAACTGTAAAATCTTTTCTTACAAATCTATTATCTTTGTTTGGACTTAAACAAGATACAGAAATATTTCCAAAGCAAACACAGCTGACAAAAGATAGTGAGACAGGTCAACTACGACCAGGTCAATTTATAAACCTACCATATTTTGGAGAAGAACGTAAAGCTTTAAACGTAGATGGTACACCATTTACACTAGATCAGTTTATGAAAGTAATAAGCTCAAACCTGGTTACAAAAGAAAGATTGAAAGGGATTACAGAAGAGATTGAACATAAGAGTATGGAGGGTGTAGATGATGAATTTTTAGATGGTCCACCATGTTTAGCAGCTATATCTAAATTATCTAAAAACGAAAACTTTGATGGCAAAGATAGGTTTATGTATAACTATCACGTCATGGTTAAGATGAAGTATCCAGACAACTGGCAACAAAAAGTTATGAATGCACCAGTAAAATATTTTGCAGGTGTGCATGCAAATGCGTGGGATCAAAAATTTTTAAATCAAAAAGTAAAATCATGGAATAGAAGTTCTAAAGGTTATACCTGCACACAAAGTCCACTAAGTGAAAACTGTAAAAAAGGTATATGTGTTAAGAAAAAATTTGGAGTATTAGCAGGATCAAAAGGATCTTATCCTGTACTAACAAATTTGAAGAAGATAGATTTAGATCCAGAACCAGAGTACGAGTTTGATGTAACAAAACCAGATGGTATTGGTACAGCTACAGTGCATTGTAAGAATGTAGAACATCTAAACGATCAACGTAAAAGACGTAACTCAATATCAAAAGCTGCAGGATTTTTACCACCCCTAATTAAGAATGATGAAGAGCAAACTGTCATGGATGCATTGTATCAAACACAGAAAGTTGTACAGCCACCTGTGGGTACATCACCAAAAGAAAAATTACATGACGTTATACATGCAAAAATAAATGGACCAAAGGCAACAAGCGATGCTGCATTTAAAACTGGATCTGTATTAATAGAAGACGATTATGCTTTCTTTAAGTTTGATAAGTTTTACGACAAACTAAAAGCAAAAAACTGGAAGTATAGTGAGGACAAAACAGGGCGTATGATGCAAGTATTATATCAAGAATGTGAGATAGAATTTTTAGAACAAAAAAGATTTCCGTCAAAAGAATCTGGTAAATATCATTCATCGACAAAGAATATAATACAAATAAATGTAAAAACATTTGAAGAAGTACCTATACATCATACTAAAACAAAACATAAAACAGATATTATATGATTAGTAGAAAATTATTCGGGCCTCCGGGAACAGGGAAAACAACTAAACTATTAAAGTATGTTAAAACATTTTTAAAATTAGGGACACCTATAGACAAGATAGGATACTTTGCATTTACAACTAAAGCTGCAAACGAAGCTATTGATAGAATGTTAGACTACCATACAGCTTTTGAAAGAAAAGATCTCAAACATTTTAGAACACTACACTCTCTTGCTTTTAATCAACTTGGTATGAAAAAAGCACAGGTTATGCAGGATGAACACTACGAAGATATAGGTAGAAAACTAGGTATAGAAGTTACAGTGTATTCTAACGGAGAAGAATCTACAGGTTTTATAAATTCTGATAGTGAGTATTTTAATTTAATAAATGCAGCTAGGATAAAAAATATTACTATCGAACAAGAATATAATACTGACATGTACTCACAGGATATGGACAAGAGATTGTTAAAAATTATTTGTGATGAAGTACAAAATTACAAAGAAGCGTTTCAACTAATAGATTTTACAGACATGATCGAAAAATTTATTGTGTCTAAATTATGTCCAAAATTTGACGTAGCTTTTGTTGATGAAGCACAGGATTTATCACCTATACAGTGGAAAATGTTCAATATTATCAAGGAAAACAGCAAATATGTTATACTAGCAGGCGATGATGATCAAGCAATTTATGGCTGGGCAGGTGCAGATGTAAAAAAATTTCAGCAAGAAATTTCAAAGAAAGACATAATTTTGCCACAATCTTACAGGGTTCCACAAACTGTACAGAACATTGCAGACAAAATTTTAAATTTAATTCCAGACGATAGAAGAATAAAAAAGAATTGGAAAGCAAGAGAAGAACAAGGATCCGTAAACTATATATATGATACAGCAGACGCACCACTGGACCAGGGAACATGGCTGGTGCTGGCAAGATACAATGATAAATTAAACAGGCTTAAACCTACATTAAAAGAACGTGGTATATATTTTGAATTTAAAGATCGTAAAAGTTATAAGGTAACTTTGTTTAGAACCATTCTAAACTACATACGATGGCAGAAAGGCGATAACCTATCTTTGTCTGAAGTAAAAGATATATTCGAATATACTAGCACAAAAGAAGAATTAACAGAGGAGAGGATGTATAATCTTGAAGAGTTTGGTTATGATAAAAATATACCATGGTATGATGAATTTACATCTGACTATGAAGAGTGTTTATACATAAGAGAAATGTTAAGTAACGGAGAAGAATTAAGAAAGAATCCAAGAGTAAAATTATCTACAATACATTCTGCAAAAGGTGGTGAAGCAGACAATGTATTATTAATATTAGATAATACAAAAACAATACGAGATGCATTAGAAAAAAGTTCTGACAAACAAGATGAGGAACACAGAGTATGGTATGTAGGTGTGACTCGTACAAAACAAAATTTATATATCATGGCAGCAAAAAAGGAGGACCAAGGTTATGACATCGAAAGTTTGGGATAAACAACACGGAGGATCGCATTATCAAAAATATAAAATACAGCCAAGTAAGTTTGTAGTCGAGAATAAATTGCTATATCCTGAAGGTTGTGCTATAAAATACATAATTAGACATCGTGATAAGGGAAAGAAACAAGATTTGTTGAAAGCGATACATTTTATAGAAATGATTATCGAAAGGGATTATAATGAAAATACCTAAGTTTGAAGCGCAAACGGAATGGGTAAAACCCACAGAATTTCCAGATCTACGTAAGGTAGATGAGATTGCAATAGATTTAGAAACAAAAGACCCAGACTTATTAAAGAAAGGATCTGGTTCTGTTATTGGTAATGGTGAAGTCATTGGTATCGCTGTTGCTACAAAATTTTACAAAGGGTATTTTCCTATTGCACATGAAGGTGGTGGTAACATGGATAGATCTAGAGTTCTGTCTTGGTTAAAAGATATACTAGAGGCACCATCAACAAAAATATTTCACAATGCAATCTATGACGTTTGTTGGTTGCGAGCAATGGGATTTAAAATAAATGGTGACATAGCCTGTACTATGATTGCATCAGCGTTGACAGACGAGAACAGATTTAGATACGATCTTAATAGTTTATCCTGGCACTATCTTGGTTATGGTAAAAATGAAGCTGCACTTGCAGAAGCTGCAGAAGAATGGGGTATAGACCCTAAATCAGAAATGTATAAACTACCTGCAATGCATGTTGGTGCATATGCAGAACGAGATGCTGAAGTAACACTAGGCCTTTGGCAAGAGATGAAAAAAGAAATTGTTAGTCAGGACCTGGAGGATATATTTGATTTAGAATCTGATCTGTTTCCTTGCCTGGTTGACATGAGATTCAAAGGTGTGCGTGTAGATGCAGAGCGAGCTCATGCAATGAAAAAAGAATTAATATCACAGGAAAAAGAATTACTACATAAAATAAAAGGTGAAACAAATATTGATACACAAATATGGGCAGCAAGATCTATTGCAAATGTATTTGACATATTAAGATTAGAATATCCAACAACAGAAAAAACAGGTGCACCATCTTTTACAAAAAATTTTTTACAAGAACACAAACACCCTGTTGTAAATATGATTGCACAGGCAAGAGAAATAAACAAAGCACACACAACTTTTTTAGATTCTATCCTTAGATACGAGCATAAAGGTAGAATACATGCTGAGATAAACCAACTCAGATCACAGACCGGGGGCACGGTTACTGGTAGGTTCTCCTACCAGAATCCAAACTTACAGCAGATACCTGCTAGAAACAAAGATCTTGGACCTAAGATAAGGTCATTATTTATACCCGAGGACGGCCATAGATGGGGTGTATTTGACTATTCTCAGCAAGAGCCTAGGCTGGTAGTGCATTATGCTTCTTTGTATAAATTACCATCTGTTTATGATGTCATTGATTCTTACAGTACAGATTCTAGCGCAGACTTTCACCAGACTGTTGCAGATATGGCCGACATACCTAGATCACAAGCTAAAACTATTAACCTTGGTTTGTTTTATGGTATGGGTAAAGCTAAATTACAGGCAGAGTTAGGTGTAACAAAAGATAAAGCTGCAGAATTATTTAATACATATCACTCACGTGTACCATTTGTAAAACAATTGATGGATAAAGCATCAAACAGAGCACAAGACCGTGGTCAGATACGAACACTGTTGGGCAGGCTATGCAGGTTTCACCTGTGGGAGCCTAATAGTTTCGGTATGCATAAAGCTATGACTCACGAGGATGCACTCAGGGAACATGGACCGGGGATTAAAAGAGCTTACACATACAAAGCTCTTAACAAATTAATACAGGGTTCTGCTGCTGACATGACAAAGAAAGCAATGTTAGAATTATACAAAGAGGGAATCATACCGCATATACAAATACATGATGAGTTAGATATATCTGTAAGAGACGAATCACATGCAAAAAAAATTATTGATGTGATGGAAAATGCTGTTACACTAGAGGTCCCTAACAAAGTTGATTA